CGAGTACGAGTAGCCGCCGAGCGACTCGCTGGCGACAGCCGAATCGCGCGTCCTGTCGCGGAAGAAGTTTCCGCACATCGACAGCGTGGCGTGCACGACATCGGGCGGAAGCGTCGTGTAGCCGCCCTGATAGTCCACCATCACCGATTGCCAGCGGTCGAGGCTCTTTCCGTAGACGATGCCGCGCTCCTCGTCCAGCTGCCACTCGGAGATTGCCGAGTAACCGAGCATGACCGCGCCGCCGCCCTTGCAGTCGCGGCCCGCCGCGCGCGCGAGGTAGCGGCTCGGCGCGGAAACGCCGACCGTCGCGGCGAAGCCCGCCGTGAGGTTCACCTGTGCCGCGAGAGCCGCCGTGCTCGGGTAGGTGTCGAGCGCAAGGTCGGTGGCCGTCGCCGTGCCAACGCTGTCCATGCGGCGCAGCGCGAGCTTGCCGTCGAACGCAGACACGGTCGCGGCGATGTCCGAGGCCGTCGTGCTCGTCACTGTCAGGAAAACATCCGTCGAAGTTCCGACGAAGTTGACCGCCGACACGGGCTGATGACGCAGGACGAGCCGCTCCCCGCCGCCCTCCTTGACCTCGTAGTGGCGCTGCGAGACGAAGACGCGCCCGCAGTAGCGGTCGACCCACGCCGACGCGCGGTCGAGGCACGCGTCAAGGATCGTGTCGTAGTCCTGCGTGGTGAGGCCGAGGAACTCCTTGGCCTCGGCGAGAGTTGCGTGCGCGAGTGCTGATGCCATCAGGTCTTCCTCTGCCTTCTCTTCGGCACGGCGGCGAGTTGAGCCGCGTCCTCGAACAGCGGCGCGGGCTTCACCAGCCGCTCCGCGCTGCCGCTTGCGACGAGCTTCTCGGCGATGCGCTCGTCAACCTCCACGATGCACCCTGGCCTTAGATCACGCCGCCCGTGCAGCGCCTCCCAGACGGCGCAGTTGCGGCGGATGACTAGTAGGTCGCGCATTCGCTCGGCCTCCCCTCGTCCGTGTGCTTGGTGCTGTACTGGTGGATCGCCTTCAGGTCTTCGCCCGGCCATGTGATCACCAGCTGCAGATGCCCGATGCGGACGCGCGGCGTGGCGCAGATGCGCCCCGTCTTCGCGAACGCCTTCCAGAAGTAGATGTCATCGTCGACGCGCCCGTCGCCCCACTCGCCGGCCGCGTTCGGCTGCGAGACGAACCACGGCTTCTCCATTCGCTTGAGCGCGTCGACGCGGATCAGCGACAGGCCGAAGTGCCCCGTCTCGCAGTCGACCACCTCGCGGTGGAACATCTCGGCGGGGACATGGGTGATGCGCTGGCCCTTGTCGTTCTTGATCGACAGAAGCACCGTGTCGCGGTCGCGCCCGATCTGAAGCGGGAACAGCGCGTCCACATCGGGGTTCGACTCCATGATCTGCCACAGGCGGATGATGTCCTGCTCGTCGAAGATCGAGTCGAAGTCGATCGTCAGGATGTACTTGCGCTCGCCCGAGTTCACGATGCCTTCCATCATGCGTTGAAGGCACTGGCCCCAGAACACGCCCGTCGCCTTCGTGAAGTCGATGCCGAGGCGTGCGCAAGCCATGTGAGTCGCGCCCATCGTCTCCGTCCACGCGATGCGCGGGAGCGACATGATCGCGGCCACCTCTTTCATCGGGAGCGTCGGCCTCGGGCGCTTGCATCGGCGCGCAAGCACCGAGAGCCAGCCGTCGCCGTCCGACCACGACACGCCCGTCGCGCCGCCGAGGATGTCCCACCCTGCGAGGCTCAACACCTTCGACAGCTTCTCGCGGTTCCAGATCGACTTGTACTCGCCGCGCGCGAGGACGGCCTCCTCGACGCTGCCCGTGCCGTCCGTGTACATCCGTATCGCCGCGTCGAAATCGGGCACATCGAAGCGCGCCTCGTCGCCCTGCACGCCCTTCGCCACATCGAGTTCCGTACCGCTCGCCGCGCGGGCAAGCACATCGTTTCGCTCTGACATTCGCACCTCCAGTGTGTCGCCGCCGCGTAACACGCCGTCGCATCTGAACAGCCTCGATGTTCGCGTGCGGCACAGGTTTCATCGGCAGGATAGCCGCGCAAACGCACAGCGGCCCGACCCCGTGAAGGGGCCGAGCCGCCGATGCGAAAGGCGAGTGCTTCAGATGTCGGCGAGGTGCGCCGCGCCGTTCTGCGCGGCGGTCACGGGGCCATCCGCCGCGAGGCCAAGCTCGACGGCGATGATGGGCTGCGTGGTCGCGTGCAGGGTGAAGGTCGGCTTGAGGTAGCGCTTGCGGCCACGGAGGTCGACCTCGTAGATGAGGCGCGCCTCGGTCGTGGCGACCGTCGCGCTGGAGGGCGTGTACGCCGTGCCAGCCGCAGCGGCCGCGATGGCCGACCAGGTGCTGTTGTTGTCCGAGTCCTCGAGGGTGTTGTTTGAGACAACGGTCGAGAGGCCCGGGTTGCCCGTGGAGATGCACAGGATGCGCGCGAAGCTGAAGCCACGGCAGTCGATGCTGGCCGTGAGCTGCGAGGCGTTCGTCGCGCCGATTGCGGCGATCTGGAACTTGGTGTTCGGCTTCATGGAATCTTTCCTTCCTGCTCAGGGGCGGCGGGGGTCGCCCGCCGCCCCGTCGCGGTGAATCAGAGGGTGAGCTTGATGACTGCGCCGCTGGCGGACGCGGAGCCGACATTGGCGTTGACGATGTCGAGGCGCTCGGTTGCGCGGACTGCGATGAGATCGTTGGCCCACGCGTCGCCGCCCGTATTCGAGAAGTCGACGGCCGTCTGGCGGCGATCGCCGAAGTACGAGGACAGGCGAAGGTCGCCGATGAAGGCGAAGGTCGCGCCGCCCGACTCCGTCACAGGGATCACCTGAGTCCAGACCACGGGGTAGCCGAGGAACTGCGGGGTGCGCAGTCCGTCCGCCAGCGTCTGCATGGTGTTGCCGCCAGCGGTCGCCGCGAGACGCTCAAAGATGCCGTGCCAGGCCGACTTGGAGCAGTAGATCTTGACATTGTTGCGCGAAGCGGCCCACGCGGGAAGCTTGCGGAACGCCGCGACGAGGTCGGCAAGGGCAACGCCAGAGTAGGCGGTGGCCGCTCCCATGTCGGCCTGCTGGAAGGTCGCGTCAGAGAGGATCGTGTCGAGTCCGACGATGCCGCCAAACGCGGAAGTGCCGTCGCCGAGGAAGCCCGCGCGGTCTTCCGCGAAGGCAAGCGCCTGAGCGATCTCGTCAGCGGCCTCGTCGCCGAGGTTGACCAGCGAGTCCTCGTTGAGCTCGCTGCTGATCTCGGTCAGCACGCCGAGCTTCTTGGCGACGAGCTTGTTCGAGCCGAACACCTGATCGCTCTTGGTGATCGGTGCGCCCTCGCCGATCCAGTACGCGGTGAGGCCACCAGTGCGCTTGTTCACGACGCGCGTGTCGCTCGACATCGGGATCGTGCGAGACTCGCGACGGAACACGCCGTACTCCTCGCGGAGCGTGACGAGTTCGCTGTCCATCTCCTCGGGGACGAGGAAGCCACCCGCCGAGTTGATGCCCTCGACATGGGCCTTCTCGCGAACGAGAGACACGCCGTTCGTCTTGCACCACTCGAGCGACTTGGTGTGTCCCATCGCGGCGGCGCAGAAGCGACCGAAGCGGTAGGCGGAGTCGATGCCCTCGCGGGTGTTCTTGAACGACTTGAGCTTGCCGTATGCGCGGGGAGCCTCGACGCGCGGCTGCGCGGCGACGGCCTTGGTGCTGACGATGTCTGCGAGCGCGGCCTTGACGGCGCTTGCGATCTTCTCTTCGGTCATGGGATTCTCCTGCTTGGCCGCGTCCGTCTCGGGAGCGGCGGGAGCTGCGTTGCTTGGGGTGATGACGATGTCGAGCGTCTCGGGGTCGACGGCCATTCCGCTCTCATCGACGATCATGTAGCCGTCGAGGATGAGAGACTTCTGGGCCATCACGCCGGGTTCGCCCTTGATGCGACCCGCGCGCTCGAGTGCGCTGCGGAAGTCGCTGAGATTCATGGTCTTCATGGGACAACCTTTGTCTTTCCGTACCCGCTTGAGGCTTTCCTGAAGGCGACACGCCGTGAGACAAGCCGAGCGTCAATCGAGGTAGATCGCGCCACGGGCCTTTGCGACCTCGCGACGAACCACGCTCTCAATGGAGATCGGCGCGGCCTTCGCTTCGATTGAGGGCGCGGCGCAAGGGAGCGCGACTGTCACCGCGACGCGACGCGGAACCTCGATGCCGAAGAACCGCTTTGCAGCCACGCGCGAGACGAGTCCCTTCTTGACGGCCATGATGAGCGCGTCGGGGTTCGACTGAAGCGGCGCGAGGCTTACCTCGAGCAGCTTCCACCGCGAGTAGACCGTGTGCACGCGGTCGCCGTACTTCTTGCGATCGACCTCGCTGGCGCGGCGCGTGCCGCCGTCCTCTGGCACATAGCCGACCGACACGCCCTTGATGATCCCCTGCCCGACGAGCGCCGCCGCGACCTCGGGGAAGAACTCGCCCGCGTATCCGTCAGGCCGCTGCGCGAACTGGAAGTCCCCGACGATGGTGCTGTCCTTTCGCTTCAGCCCCAGGCACTTGCCGACAGGCTGCGCGTAGTCGTGGTTCCAGAAGAGGATCGGGTTGCGCTCGAACTCCGACGAGTTCATGCCCTGCGGGATGAGCACCTCGCCGTCGCGGTCGAGCGTCTCTGCGGTGATTACTGCGGTGAATCCCTTGGGTGTCGTGCGAATCTCTGCGGGGAGAGCCTTGCGGACGATCTGGATCGTGTTCATTGGATTCCTGCCTCAAGGTTGATGCGGCGGCGCTCGGCGTCGATGTCCCCCGACTCCTCGATTTCGCGGATCTCGCGCTCGAGCGCATCGCTTAGAACGGGCTGCATCGAGCAGCGGCAGTTCGGATGCAGCGGTGGCCCCTTGATGTCCTCGTAGTCGAGCACCATTTCTCGCGTCTTTCCGTTCGCATCAGGAACCCCGAACAGAAGGTCGCCCTTCTGGTAGAACGAATCGTTCAGGCCGATCGACTTCTCCCCGTACCGCTTCGATGCGGCCTCGCAGAACTCACACGGGTCGGGAGCGAGTAGCCAAGTCTTCCCCTGCACAAGGCCCGTCGCCGTCCACGCGTCGACCTCGGCGGTGCGGGCGGCGCGCTGCGCCTCCGTACGCGCGACGGTTCGCGCGCGGCTCCACGACCCGTCCTGATCCTTTTGTGAGTCGGCCCATGTCTGCACCCGGGTCGCAAGCTCGTCGACCGTCTCGCCCTTCTCGAGTCCCTCGCCGAGCACCTCGCGCACGCGGACGGATGTCTGCTCGGTCACTCCCGACGCGGTGCGGCGCGCGAGGCGCACGGACTCCGTCTCGGCGTACGCGCGGAGGTCGGCCCGCTCCACATCGAAGTCCACCGTGGTCGCGACTTTGGCGACGGTGTCGATGCCGAGGTCAACACCGACCGAGATCGCGTCACGAAGGTACGGCGCGAGCGCGTCGACGAGCGCGCGCTGATACTGGCGCGACCGAAGCAGCGCCTCGGCGCGGACGATCAGCTCGCGGGACGGCGCGCCCGCCTTCGCCAGTTCGTTCAGCACGGCCTTGAC